TCAGTCCTGTTGCCGCCAGACCCCAGCCATTCGGGCCAACATGACCGTTGAGATTCGAATTAGCTACTACCTCGTCAAACAGTATTCCATATACGGTTCCGGTAGCGACTCCGCCCGAGTGGAGATGCATTCCTTCCACGGTATTGACTTCTGAAGTGTAGCGCCCAGCGATGAACTGAAACCAAGACGTGCCGACATTGTGGAAGAGGTTCTCGGCATCCGGGCCTGGGCCAACCTTCCCCCCGTTGAAGCGAATGTTCCAAGTGTCTTCCGCGTACACCAGAGGATAAGGCCAGGTATACGGAGTTTCGCCGTGTATGAGAGCATCATTGAAGTGGATGCCGCTCGTACGCTCGGCAGAAGTTCCTCCCCACAAAGCGATGAGTGGGCCGTAGGCGCGCGTTGATTGACAACCGAACGTGTGGCAGTTCGACGGGGCGAACGTATCTCCATCGTCAGCCCAGATTGCGATGTTCGGCTTCCAGATAATGTACTTCGAGCTGGCGGCGACAGGCGCTGTCGAGAGCGTACGCTCAAGAGTTAGATTACCGGACGTATCGTTCGCGGAAATGCGTGCTGTCTCCGCGCGAGCTGGGCCGGAGACTATGGTAACAAACCAGCCCACCCACATGTTCGCCACCCACGTCTTCGAGCTGTCCCGAAGAACCGTGGTGCTCTGCCCCGCGCCAGTCGCCGTCCCCATAGCGACGATGTGATACTTGTCTCCCGTCGCAATACCCGACCCTCCCCAAGCTGCTGTCATGGTTAGGGTCGTCCCCGTGTTTGAGGCGATGGTAAACACCAGACCCGCACGGTTGCCTGTTACCATCAGCAGCTTTTCGCCCGCCCACTGGTTTACTTCCCAGTTGCGCGCGGCATCCGTTAGTACACCGGGAGTCGCCGAGTTGTTGGCATCGCAGACGCCAGAATCCCCGCTTACTCCGCAAGCGTTTACATAGATGCCCTGCCAAGTCCACTCTAGGCAACCTTGGATATCGATCCCCGTGCCGCGAAAGCCCTCTACATCGATGTCTTTCCAGTGAAAGAAGCCAGCATCATGTACGCGAATGCCGTTTACATTTGGCATACGCCCGTCGGCATTGTCGTTCTGGGTCTCGTCATCACGGACACCCTGAACAGTAAAACCGCGCATACTCGGCCCGTAGCGCAGCGTACCCGCACCATCAAAGCTGAGGATAAACGAGTTCTTCGCCTGAGACGTAGCAAAGTTAGCGTGAGGTCTGAGTACCGTTGTTCGCTTATCCGAGCCAAGAACCGTGAAGCCAACGTTTGCTCCAGGCGAAGGCAGATTCAGTTGTTGACCGATCATGTAGATGCCCGGAGGAATGTAGATACCTCCTCCGAAGATACCGTAGAAAACTGCTGTGGCCGCAATAGCAGCGGCGAACGCGGGGCCGTCGTCGGTTGTAGCGTCACCAACCGCTCCGTAGTCCTTGACATTCAGCAGCCCAGCAGGCTCCTTGATGAAGACGCGCTTGTCGATGATATTGCTCGCCACAATACTTGTAGCTGCCGCTGGTACGCGCACGGCAGCGAAGACATCTAATGCTAGATTGCCATCAGCATCGAGCATCCCTGCCGTGGGGAATACAGGATTCGCTGCTGGAGTCCCCGCGAGGACGGACTTCGTTCCGGCATTGTCTGCCAGTACCAGATCGTAACGGTCGAGCGTAGCATGCGCCGCTGTGATCGTTACGTTCCCCGCCGCAACATTCGACGCGATCCCTTTCACCATATGAATCCCGGCAGCAACGGCCAGCGTCATGTCGGGACTGCCCTGTGCAGTAACAGCACAGCCAGACACAATGCCAGTACGCGCGCTGCCGGCAGCAATTATTGAAAGGTCGAAGGAGTCGAGCTCCGCTTGATCAGGAACTCCTGCATCAACCTCGTTGGGAACGCGAAACGCCATTCTACTCGTCTACGCTTTCTGCTGCCCCCTCCGCCGCAACACGATAGATACGCTCGACCTCATCGGCTGGCCACAGCCATTCAAACGAATCCTGATGCGCGGCATTTGTATGATCGAGACCGTGCTGCTGCTCGGCATCCTCACGCATCTTGTAAGGTGTTGCTACGCCGCCCGGATCATCAAACCGCAGGAAGCCCTCGCCTTGCGGCATCCATTGCTGCGTACTTCTTCCAGGTCGGACGTACCTCTCACCTACTAACACGTACCCATACGCCATAAGAGCTTCGATTGCGTTTTTCATTCGCTGTCTCCTTTCATCCCTGTTCCTTGAAGTGTCCATTCGCCATCAATGAACGATGGCTGGTCGAACTTGATAGACTCCTGCGAGCACCCCTGCTCCAAGAGCTTCCGGGCACAACCTTGTTGCAGGACAAACAGCCCGCCTGTCTTGACGAAGACCTCAAGGTCAACCGGAACGCCATTCGACTGCATCGTCGTCTCTACAGTGATCGTCTTCATGCAGGTTAATCCTCCGATACGCTGAGGCCTGCGACAGCGACAGTCGCTGGTGTGTTCGACGTGTCGATGACCTTCGAGGTCGTCGTACCCCAGTAGAGGATGTTCCCTGCACCGGTGGTCGCGTTGTCACAGATCGCGAACCCGATGATCGTGCTAGAGCCCGCAGTACACGCTGCGAAGACGATGGCGTTCGCATTCGTCGTCGTCCCGCCTGCCGCTGCGTTCAAGTCGGCTCCGGCGATGACCTTGCGCGCATACCCTGTGTAAGTCGCCTCGGTGATGGACGCTCCAGTCGATGCGTCAGTAGGTACGACTGTTGTTAGCGCCATCGCTACAGTCGCGGGCATCGTGAAGGCCGTCTTCCCAAGCGCATGGTCGAGAATCTTGTTCTCCAGGTAATCGCTTTTGCTTGCCATGTCAACCCTCCTTGCTACAGTGTCCGCTCATCTCCATCCAGTGTCAGCGTCAGGATGTTGTTCGTTCCCGCGAGCGCCTGAACAATCTCCGCCGCCTCCAGAACAAAGTACACCCAGATATCCTTCTCCGCATTCGCTGCAATACTGAAGGCGTCATATACACGAGCTGCTGCTGCATCCGCGCCGATAGACATCGTAAACGTCACGGGACTACCTGACGGATTCTGAATATGGATATGTCTCAAGATGGTCTTCGTTAGCGCAGGTACGGTGTACTTCGTCGCTGCGACATTCGATACCTGCGCAGGGCCGTGTAACCGTTTCGGTGTACTTGCCATTGCTTACCCCTCCATTCCTTTCTATCTAGACGCCGATACGTTGCATCGCAAAGTAGGGCGAGTAGTCCCCAGCGGAGAGTACGTTGATGTTCACGCCCGCATCGTGCTGTACTTCCAAAGTCACATAATCCCCAGCAGCTAGGTTGACCTCCGCCTCCACCATCTGTGTAATGCCGATGAAACCAAAGTTAGCGGGCGCAGCGATTTCCAAGTCGAGGGGGTTCCCCGCTCCGTTCTTCCTAATTTGAACAAGGCGATATGTACCCAAGATGCTGTTGTCCCAGAGGACGCGGCCTCGCACGCGGCACTTGCCCGCTGTCGTTGCTGTAAGCCGCTCAGTATTCGAGGACGTACTGTGGATCGTATCGTTATCCCAATCCTCACTATTAAACGTGAGCGCCGTCAACGTCGCTGTGACGATAGCGATGTTGGCGTTGTTGAAGACGCGCGCCTGCGGCGCATCATCTGTAGAGAAGCCGCGATCTGGAAGACCCTTCACGCCACGCCGATAGAGATCGGCGGGTTCATTCAGTACAGTCGCGCCCGTGCAGTCTCCTCCGATATGATGGATGCCTGTCTTAGACTGATAATCGATAGTACAGCCCGCGAAGTCACAATCAGACCACTGAGCATCTTGAGAGCCAAGAATAATACCCGTCCTAGCCGTTACCCCGATTAGTATCAATCCTTGAGCATCAGCGTCCGCCGAAGCGCACTCAAAGAGTATATCAGCAGCATCCGCTGCAATCAACTTTAATCCTATCACCTTGAAGTCAATGTTCGCTCCAGTAGGGCCAGTTACCTTGAGTAATCTTCGCCCCGCCGTCAAAGGCTCGCCCATCACCCATTGACCCCCAACAATAGTGCCCCTCAGAACGAGTAAGTCCGCCCCCCCTTTGTCTCCGATATCGAATAGGTAAGAGCCGTTGATTTCGACGCCGCCCTGCGGGTTTGTAAGCCCGCTTGATTTGATGACGTAATCGGACAAACCGAGACCGTTCACCAATAGAAGCCCACTGATCTCCATGTTACGGGCGCTGCCAAAGCCACCAGTAATTTCAATGAGAGAGGCTCCCGTCGGCACACGCGCTCGAAAGCCTCTGATCGAAACCCCCGTAGATACGGCTCGAACAACAATCGGTGTCACAGAACTCGCAATGGAACGACAATTCTCGACATTCGTATTATCGGTACTTGTTGTGTCCTCACCGATAGTTACCTGCCCCGCTTCACTAAAGAGAACTTCGCGCAATATATCGTCATCAGCATTAGACTGCGCGATAGATAAGGCAGCTACAATGTTAAGCTGCTCAAATGTAACTGCGTTCTTATTGCATGTCACACCTACGACCAGCGCCACCGTGTCCGCCCCCATCCCCTGGATGCGCTGTGTCTGATCCTCGGCAGCGATGACCACAGGGTCAGTATCCAGCCCACCGTCCTTCATGAGGATCGACGTGCGCCCCTCGATGATTGCTGCGACAAGATGTGTATAAAAAAAGATACCGTCCACTACACCCTGTGGAGCTTCACTGGCGACGATAGCGTCGAAATCGCTCTCGGACAGACTGGCCATCTTACGTGCTCTCCTGGAACTCGACGCCGCCCATCAGCGTGTCCCCGATGACGGATGCGTTGGTCGGGCCATTGCGAATCGCCAACGCCTCGTTCTGCGCTAGCTCGATAGGCGGATTAAATTCTAGGACATGAACAGGCCCCGTAATATACCCCATCGTCGTCGCCAGCGCAGCACCTGAGAGAATACGTTGGTAATTCAACGTGTAGAAAGCGCCGCCGAACGTTGCACCAGTAAGCGTCAGCCCCGTATCCAGCACACGCGCCACGGCATTCGGTGCACCGATGCTCGTTCGCTTGATGAGCGGCGTCACGACGACGCCGCCAGTGAACGACGTTACGCCTGTTGCTTTGATAAGTTCGTAGCGCATATGCGTTAGTGCTGCCGCACCATCAAATGAAGGCTTCAACCAGATTTTCGTGATGTAGATCGTCCGGCCCGCCGTCGGCTCATGCAGTCCCCAGACCGAAGCTCCGGCTGCTGTTGCGGCACTTTGCCGAACCAAGACGTTCGCTACCGAGCGCCCCGTTAGCGACGGATAGACAAGCGGCGTACCGTCCGGCGCGTAGAGGAGAACACGCGCAGCTTTCGCCGTTGGATCAATGGTCAGCAGATCAACTGATGCGCCAGATTCTATAACGGCCATACAGATTCCTTTCTATGCGCTCACAGCGTAGTCGAACTTGAAGTTTCCCTTGACCGGCCCCTTATGCCCCGCGTTCCAGAAGCACTCAATGGTCGTCGCATCGAGCACCTTACCCGTCACCGCAATCACGTCCATCTCAGCCTCGTCTACGAGCGTTCCCTTACCTGTATATGGCCCATTCGCTTGATTGATCAGCACTGGCTTCCCAACGGTCAGCCCAGCACCGGCTATCGTAAACCTCCCCGCCCTCCGAGCCGCCGTACCGAGGTCGACCTCTACGGTAGTAAGAGTAAGGCTCCCGCCCGCACCAGAAGGGCCTGTCGCTCCTTGAGGCCCCACTGGCCCCTGCTCACCGTCCTCACCGTCTAGCCCTGGAGGACCTGCGGGGCCAGGGACTCCTTCGAGACCCTGAGGGCCCTGGACGCCTTGAGCGCCAGAAGGCCCAGGAGGACCTTCGATAGACTCCCCAGGTTCGCCGTCTAACCCTGGAGGGCCAGGTGGGCCTTGAATTCCCTGCGCACCAGGGGAGCCGGAGAATCCCTGTGGCCCTGGTGGGCCTTCGGGGCCAACCTCCCCATCAGCCCCGTCTAATCCAGGAGGGCCGATAGGGCCAGCAGGCCCCGCAACAGCAGGCGTCCCCGAGCCAGGAGCTATCGCCGAGGGGGCATCGATGATATCGGCTATCCCGCGAGTAGCAATATTGTCGATGAAGACTCTCTCGTAGTCAGCATCAACGACGATGAGCGTATTGACCGGCACGATAGCCCCGCTCGCAGGGAAGGCGTAGAGACTTTTGATGAAGAGGCCGCTGTGCGGGTTGATCCCCGCGCTGCCGAAGTTACAGAACGAACCTGAATCGTGCCCGATGCGGAATCGGATCTCGGTGAAGGTGAAGTCCTTGTTCGAGGTTGACGAAGCTGTCGACCGGAACAGCGCCTCGGCACCGCTGTAGTGAATAATCAGGTTTGCCCAGTGAAACTCTTCTGTTCCTGAGCCGCACTCGACACCATCGCTGACAACGTAGCGCCCACCACTGACATCGGTGAAGTTCGGAGGACCTTGTGCAGACCCCGCTGGCGTGTTCCACCAGTTCGTAACGCCCATGTTGTTGTGATAGCAGCGCAGATGATCAACGCCACCAACACCCGAAGCTGCAAGGTGATAGAAGCCTGGAACGCTCCCCGTGCATCCTTCGACGCGCAGTTCGATATTCCCAAGCGCGAATGAACCTGTCCCGCGAACAAGATACGGAGCGTCGAAGCTGCAATCATAGAACCGCACGAGCGACAGCTCGACAGTCGTGGAAACTGTTATGACCGCCTTCGTCGCACTCGACGTGGAAAAATTCAAGTTCTGGAAGATGACCCCACCCGCAACGTTTCCCGCCGACGCAGTCTGTGTGAAGAGGTCTTGGCTCGCAGCGAACGTGATCGTAAACCGCGTCCGCTCGGGGCCAGCAATGACGATAATCGCGCTATCGCCAAGGTTGTTGAGCGTGATCGGCCCTTCGGTGAGATCGGCGCATATCCAGATCGTTCGCCTGCCGGACGCACCTGCATCAGTAACCATATCAGCGAACGCCGCAGCGAGCGTCGTATGTGTCCCCGTCCCGTCGGGGTTCACTACGGCGTCGTAGCAAGGGCCAGGGACGGGCGCGAGCTTCTCAATGACTTGGGCGATCTGAGCAGGCAACTCGCCAGGGCGACGTTGAATTTGGTATACCTCACGACTTAGGCCGCGAAGAGCACGCTCCGCCTGCTGCGACTCAGCCCACTGCTCGATAGTCATCATGAGAACAGTACCGCCCCGACAATATCACGCCGAGAGAGACTCGACTGCGGCGTGATGTGTCTCACATGAATGTTCACGGACACGGGGAAGCCAAGCGGGCTTCCCCATGATGGTACTTCAAGGCGCACGATGTCTCCGAGCTGTAAGCGTCTGACGCTCGCCTTCGTCGCGTCGAGCTGCAAGAAGACCTCATCGACATTCCTCAGAAGTTCCTCATGCCTCAACTCAGCGACCTGAAGCACGTCGTTCTCGACACGCTCGCTAATGAATATCTCGTGCCGCTGCGCCGCTGGCCCGATGGCTCGTTCGTTCATAAGGTCGCTCGCGACCGCGCTCAGGGGACTGAACGCCCCTGCCGCTGGCTCCGATGCGGACGTGCTTCCCTCTGCCGATGTCGTCGCCGACTCTCGCCCCTCGAAGCCTATCGCAGAGCCGAGCACTGTAACGCCCGACGTAATCCGCTCTCGATGATAGAGCCCGTTCGCCAGGTCGTTGCGATGCAGGACAATGTTCGTTGGGCGCTGGAGCGGGCCGAAGTCGAGCAGAAACCGCAGCCGCTCGCCGTCGTCTTCGACAATACACCGCTCGCGGTATTCATACCCTGGCGCTTCCTCGCGCATCGTGTCAATGAAGTCGGAGATCGTCTCCCCGCGCACGTCAATCTCCGTCGCCGTTCCCTGCGTCGGGTCAATGTCGCCTGGGAAGATACCACCATGCTTCGTGTGCGCAGCGATGAGCGCCTGTTCGATGGCGTACGATGGCGACACACGCCCAGGAAAGCGCACAGCAAGCTCGATGCTCAGAAGAGCGCGCTTTGGGCCAGTGAGCGAGAGGGAGACCTCCTCAGGCGCGAGAGGGATATCCTGAGCCGCGACGAACCCCGCCCACGGAGGCTCTCCGATAGTGCTCTCGTCGATGCGCCAGCACATGCCAGGGCGCATCCACGCGATCTGCATGTCGCCGACAGCTACACCGATGTCGGCTGAGGAGTCCTCCGAGAGACCATAACGACGGTCAATGCTTGCCGCTCGTATGGGGCCAGCGATGAGCGTGTAGGGAGGCTTCGGCTCGTGGACATAGAGCCTCACACCCAAGTACTCCTAAATGCCGCGACATGATGTTCGCCTTGCGCACCGTTCGCTGCCTGGACACTGACCGTGTTCAGGCCAGGAAGGATACCGAGCCAGGGATCGTTCACTGCCTCGATGGTCTGGCGAATATCGTCACCGTTGTCGTCGTCCGTGACGGTGCGCGCCTTCACGTCAATGGTCACCGTCTGCGACTGTGCATCCGCCCATCGCTTGAGAAAGCGCAATGTCATCACGTCCGCGCCTCGTGTCCAGGTTGTCTCGTAGTAGTACGCATCTTCCTCTGCGCGCGGGTCAACGATAGGCGTCCGCGCTGGGTCGAAGACAATCGTGATGTCGTCGATGAGCAATTCTTCGCCCGTACGCTCAGTCTCTACCGCTTCTTGCTGATTGTCCGAAGTGACGCTGAGGAGGGCGAACCATAGGTCTTCGTCTGCAACCTCGTCATAGGTCGTGCCATTGAACTCCCAGTGCGAGCCGCGCGCATAGATCGACCCGCCACTGCGCACAGTGACGATGTTCCCCGTTCCCGCCTGCTCGAAGATGCCGAGGAAGAAGTCGCCTGCGGGGATCACGGGGATGTCAGTCGTGAACGCCGCCGAAGGAGTCGGGAAGAAACACACCTGCCTGAGCACTGCCCCTAGCCCGCCAGCGCCAGAGAATGGCCCCGCCAGCCGCGCTCCTGGCTGATCGTCCTCGGAACGGTTGATTTGCATCTGAAGAGCAACAGTTCCCGCTGCCTGATGGCGAGCACGCGCGACGAGACCGACTAGCTGCGTGTCTTCGTCAAGCCGGAATCCTTGGAGATCAAGACCGACACCACTCTCCAGGTCTTCCTCGAACGTGTCGCCTGGGCGGCAGGTCGTTACGATAATCTGCTTGGCTCTGAAGATCACGGCGCTCAAGATGCCTGGAGGCGTCTCTTGCTGATTCGTGTAGGTACTGGGGAAGAAGTGAGCAGCAGCAGTCTCATGCTTGAGCCGATTGAAGATCACTGTATCGAGACCGAGGAGGTCACGCCCGATGATCTGGAAGCAGAAGGGCCAACCAAGGTCTGCGTCATACTCAATAGCGCCCAGAACATCGTCCACGCCGCAGCAGGCCGTGAACTCCAGTGCATCGTAGTTCGGACGCGCAGCAGACGGCTCAACATCAGCGAAACGTATGCGGCTCGCGGATGTGTCGAGTGCCGTCTTCGCAGCGAGCCTGTTGCGTCGCAGTTCAGGCACATCCTCGCGCCCGTTGTAGAGGATGCGACGCCAGCCACCCGCGCGCCTGTTCCCCTCAGCCCAGACCGCGCCCGCCGTCGGCCAGAACCATTGCGCATTCGTCGAGATCGTGAGATCGATCAGAGGAGGGTCGGGATTTGTTGGGCGTATCGCCACACCCGCTGTTCGCCCCCATGCAATCTGGATATGATGCCCCGACTTGTAGATACTCGCCCCAGCGAGGGCCGCACCTGCTGTCGTGTTACGTTCGCTCCGCGTGACCGTGACGAACTCACCGTCCACAGACGAGACTCGCGCTTCCTCAAACGCTGGTGAGGTGTTTGCCCAGGCAAGATAGTCGCCCTCAGCAAAACCGTGATCGCGTGTGCGGAACTCAAACACGAGCGTCCCGGCTGCGATATCTACTGCAAGTTCTGCATGTTGCGCAGGAGCATCAGAGATTTCGATCCAGACCTTCGTTGTAGCTGTGTTGAAACCTACAATGCTCACCTTCTCAGGAGGAACCTGCACCTCGTCAACGAACACCGCGATATCACGTCCATCGGCAGCAGCGTGAAATTGCCCAATAATTGCAGCCGTATCCCAGGCGCTCTTGACCATGAGCATCCATGTCCCGCTACCTGGCCCCGTGAGAGAGAACTCCGAGCGGTTCGTGTAGGAGACTTCCATCATGCGCGTATAGCCTTCGGCTGCGAGCTTCTTCACGTCGGCGCGCGCCGTGAATGTCGGGAGCGCGCGGTAGTTGCCGATGTTTCGCAGCGAAAGCGTGATAGGGTTCGTCGGCACAAGATCGATATCGTCTTCGGCGCTCGTGAGCGTGTTGTCTTCGAGAATCGGCTCAGCCGCCCAGAGCGGCACAGTCACTTCGCGATCGTTGTTGTGATTCTCGTAGATGATCTGCTGCGCGATGCACACGAGGCGCTTGAGGCGGTCGTCGCAGTCTTCGACGAGGAGCGTCTGCTGACCGAGGCGCTGATCGAATATCTTGGCGAGCGCATCGTACTGTCCTTCGGTATCGGGCGACTTGAGGACGAACTTCAGCGGCAGCGTCTTGCCCTGCGGCTGCTCGCGAGCGTGCGAAGGGAATGACCCGATGCGCTCGACTGCGACGGGCTCATGGCGCGGCGAGTCAAACGGCCCGCCGTCTGTATCGAAGAATGCGCGACGGCCCTTTGTCGTCAGACCGACGCCGCCAAACGTGATAGGGATAACGAACCTTCTAGGCATCTACGCTGCTCCTAGCGCGCGGCGCATACTGCGCATGATTGCGACATCTTGCCGGTCTGCCATGACTGTGACGCTCCCGTAGTTGCGGAACCCACTCGCACCGCCTCCCAGCCCGCCCAAGCCTCCAAGCGCAGCAGCGATCCCATCGAGTCCATTGTCTCGCAGCGGGACGACGATCTCAGGCCCGTGAAGCGTTGCCATCGTCGCTCGCCCTGCAGGGACGAACCCGCCTTGCTGGAGGTTGGCAGTCGGGAAGAGCGACGCTGGCCCGTGTGTCTGCTGGAACTTGTCGATAGCCTCACCGATGTTCGACGGCTTCCCCGCGAGGAAGCGCAACAGGTCGAGCGCGGCCTCGGACGCGCCGATATCAAAGAGGCGCTCCACCTGGCTGATCTCGACCGCGCCCGCTTCGAGGATGTCGATGAGTATCTTCCACTGCTCGCCCATCTGATCAGCCTTCGCCGAGAGCCCACTGACAATACTCGCCGCTGCGTCGATCATACCCTTCTCTAAGAAGTGCAGCGCGTCGAGCACCGTCACCGTTCCTTCAAGGATGCCTTTATCAATGGCGCGCATCCAGTCGCGCGCACCCTTCAACCAGATACTCTCGATCTCTTCGACGGCGTCTTCTGTAGTGTCGGTGAGCCCACCGAGGTCAAGTCCTCCAACGCCCGCACCGACACCTGCGCCCGCTCCAGCAGCAGCCGCAGTCTCAGCCTCGCGGATACCTGTTATCGCCTTCGAGAGAGCAGCGACGTTCGCGATCACTTGAGCGAAGTTCGCGCCTGCAGTCAGGAGTGTTGATTCTGCGAACTTCGCTATTGCAGCAGCGGTCGCAGCTTGCGTAGCAGCGAACACCATACGAGCGGCGAACACTGCAACGGGAACGCCTGCCTCCTCCGCCGCATTTGCAATAAGCTGAAGCGTGTTCGGGATCGGACTCAAGGCATTGACATAGAGAAGCGTACTGTTTGTTGCCTCGAAGACCTCGTTACGGAAGTCGATAATCCCTTGATTGGTCGTCGGCAGCCCACGTCTGAGCGCCTCTTCTTCAGCTTGTGCATTTGCGAATGCGAAGGCCCACCGCGTTAGGCCCTGCTCACCATCTTGTATAGCCACAGCGAGAGACTGTTGGTTGTCTTCGAGGAGGCGATGCGTAGAGGCCAGCTGCTCCTCGCTGAGCTTCTGGTCGAGGAGCGCCTTTGTCGTTTCCCTAACTCGCTCCTCAAGCGCCTCATCAGAATCCGCAATCTTCCCCAAGAACTCCGACGCCGCTGTCTCATCCCCGCCCGTAAGGAAGTCAAGAAATCCCTTCGCTCCCGCTGCCACTTTCGCAGGGCCAACCGATGCCGCAAGGGCCAGCTCCTCGATCTTGAGACGCGCTTCGAGCGCACTCGTGCCGAGGTCATCTACGTTACTGCGCAGCAGCTCGACAGCGGCAATCGTCGCTGCCAAGGCAACAACCACCGTGCCTGTTGGGCCGAATACAAGAAACGCCACGCCAGCAGCGGCAGCTGCAAGTGCGAGCTTTTCAATCGGATCGGGGATCACTTCATGTAGAAGTCGAACAAGGTCTGCTAGTGCCTCAGCTAGCGTCCGTACATCTTCTGCCAATAGCTGCGTCGCGGGAAGGAAGTCATCCCACACCTCCCCTGCCGAGTCAGCTATCGCAGACACTAACGTATCGAACTTTGCGAACAGGAGGTTGAGCTGATCGAGCGTGACAGCAACCGCCGGAAGGATTTTCGTGCCGAGTTCGACCATCTCGACCTTGAGATTATTGAGTGCCTTGCGGAACTTGAAGTTCGTTGTGTTGGACGCCGCGTTGAATGCCTGATCGAGAAAGGTCGTATCCGTAGAGAGGTCTTCTAGAATACGCCGTGTCGCGTCTCCTTGCGAACCGAACGCTCCTAATGCACCAATCAATCCTCTGATGTCGGGGAAAAGTTCCGCAATGATCGCATCATTCTCGCCGATAACACTGAAGAGGCGAGTCATTGCCCCGACGAAGTTCTGATCAATCTCCTTGCGGAAGTTCTCGATCTGGAGCCCGCTATCTCCAGTTGCCTCTGCTAATGCATCAAAGAGTTCCTTGGATTGATCTGTTGGCGCGATCAGCTGCGACAGCACGCCTTTGAGTGCGGTAACAGCATTGTCGGCGTTGAGCCCAATGTTAGTCAGAGTCGCCAGCACAGCTCCGAGCTGCTCAAACTCGACGCCCATCTGAGCGGCGAGTGGGATAATGAACCCGAGGGAATTAGCAAGCTCTTCCGGAGCCCCCGCACCTTTGCGCACTGTACCAACGAGCGTATTGATGACCTTATCAACATCCTGCACTGACAGACCGTAAGCGTTCATAATCGCGGTCGTTGTGCGTGCGACTGTCTGCGTATCACCCAGACCAGATACGGCTGCTTTCGAGCTAAGCTCAAGGACGCGCATTGCCGTCGCCGTGTCGCTGATACCGCTCGACAGAATGAAATACGCGCCCGCACCAAGCTCGTCTGGACTGAGACCGATCTCCTTCGAGAGCGTGATGATGTCCTCTCGGAGACCGGCGATAGCTTCGCGCGGCGTGTCAGTCAAGCCCGCAATGCGCGAAAGTGTTTGCTCGAAATCCGCAGCAAACTTCGCTGCTGGAACAGCAAGCGCAGTAACCGCTACTGCTCCTGCGGCAAATGCGCCTGTCATAGATAGACCGAAGCGAGACATGCCTCCCGAGAGCTTCCCCGCACGGAAGTTCAGGTTGGCCATATCGTCGAGGATGCCCTTATTTGACTGCTTGATCCGGCCCGCATTGCGAGCGTAATCGGCAGCGCCCTTCAGAACAGCCTGGAACCCGACTTCTTCAAGACGGCCAGGCATCAGCGGTGCTTCGCCTTTTGCTTGATCGCGTCAGACATTGCTTCCTCTGTGTGCATATCGATAACTAGGCGGAGACGATGATAGGCAACTGCGTCAACCCTTTCTCGGTACTCAATCGCCCTCCACTCTGTCCAGGTGTATCCACTGAAGCGGGCAGCGTCTCGTTCATCAAGTTCAGGAACGAGACCTGCGACGAGAGCCCGCGCCCGTATTCCCGTTCTTACTGCTTCGCGCAACTCCAGGCTTTCTATCGGTTCGCCGTTCCTCTCGATTGCGAAAGGTACGGACGGCAGCGTCCACATCCTCCTCTGAAATGTTTCCGCTCACGCGTACCACGCCGCGCTGGAGGCTGAGCAAGTCGAGATCACCCCCGCAGGCATAGAAGCGAATCCACAAGAGGTAGCGCCCATCTTCAGAATCCGCTTCTGTCGCAATGCCTATAAGACGCATACGATCAAGCCACCGCGTATCTTCAGGGCGATCCATCCCGTCGGGGACGCTCGCGATCTCAGTACCGAACAGGAGCATCGCATTCATCCCTGCTAGGCCCAGCTTCTCACCCCATTGTTTGCGCTCTTCTGCGTAGTCGGGATCGTTCGGGTTAGCTTCAGTCCGTTCCTTATCTTTAAGGAAGATCATCGGAGGCTCAGGTTCTGGCATACGAGCCATCATCTCAGAAAAGATGAGCCGAGACACCGGCTTGCAACGGATCACAATGCCGGTGCTCAGCGTCACCAGATCAGTCTGCTCAGACTGCGCATCACGAGTGCGCTTCTCCTTCGCAAGAACCACGGTCTCATCATGCGCCTCGTCAGCGATACTCTTCTTAGCCGCTGCCATACTCTATACTCCTTACCGTTCGCGTCTCCTGAACTATGCTCCCTTGACGATGACTCCGTCCGCCGCGTCGTCCGCAAGACCTGCGCCGTAGACGATGTTCACGTCCTCGCCGCAAGCGGCGATGGCGTTGATGCGGTCGTTCGCGGGAATCGAGCCGACCGTCTCCGGCAAGACATACCAGCTTGCGCCTCCGTCGATGGTGCGGAGGATTCGCCCTACCGGTGTCGCCGTGTCGTGCGCGAGATAGCCAACTGTCGGCGTAGCAAACTGGATATCCCGCACAACGCCTGCACCAGAACCTGGGAATGCCTTCTCCGTCCAGGTGTCGCCCGCGTCTCGGGTGTAGTAGAGCCGCCCGCCCGCAGTTCCGACGAACCACTCTTCCTCAGAGCGCATCCAAATAGCATTGAGGGCAACGCCGACAGCAGGGCCGACGACGAGCGACCAAGTGTCGCCGCCGTTCGCCGTCACGAGAACGACGTTGAGATTCCCGACAGCGACGACGTTCAGCTCGTCAAGCCCGTGGATTGCGTTGAGGTTCTGAGCCGTCAGGCTTCCCGAAAGCTGCGCAACTGCAGTCGCCGTGATGTCGTTATAGAAGTAGATGTATCCGCCGTCTCCGACGACGAACGTATGCGCAGAGCCTGCGCTGAAGATATCGTTTGGCGCGCCTGCTGGACACACAAGGCCGCTGGCGTTCTCAACCCACGTCTCCGTCCCCGCGAGGATATCGAGGATCGTTGCGTAGTGGATCGAGCAGGACTCGTTCGACACGACCGCGAGCCGTGTCCCGACGCACGAGAGCGCCGATGGGTCTTCGTTCGCCCCGATCGTGTCGATGTTCGTCTGGCCCATCGTTGACCCGCCATTCTCGGAGTAGAGGACTTCTGCGGGAAGACCAGGGGAACCCCCGCTGGAGAGCGTCACAGCGAAGATCACCTGGCAGCCGTCGGACTGAATACCGCAGGCCCCGCAAGTAATCCGGTCGCAGATCATAATGTCTACGACTTCCTGCACCGCCTCAGCCTCGCCTAGCTCGGTGAACGTGAGCTTGACGATCTCATACATGTCGAGCGCCTGGAGGTCAGGGGTCTCGTTGATGACCGCGTCCTGCCCCTGCTCCAATGCGCCGAGTTCGCCCGTCGCCCAGTTTGTGATCCCCGCATTCTCGAAGACGAGAATCTTATCCCAGCCGCCGTTGAAGTCGCGCGGGTCTTGACACTTACCCATGTGCACCTGGAGGTCGAGCGGACAGCCGATGCGCGCGAGCCTGAGGAACTCACTCTTCGTATACTGGTAGCGCACCTCTACGCTCATCGTCGGGAGCCCGCGCTCCCCCTGAATCGAATCAACGATTCTGAATGCTCCGTACCTGTTCGGGTCGGCTTCGCGAACGGGCGTCCTGTCGCCCAACGACCAGCTCGGCCCCAACGGACGGGCCTGGCCCTGATAGACCGGCGTATTCGCTGGCCCCGCGAGGTTCTCAATCGAGAAGAGCCGTGTGAACGGTGTCTTAACGGTTTGACTCCTACTCTGAGTCATAGTGTAGTAATCGCCTCCTTCTTCCTGCGCCGTGTAGGCGGAGGTGACGCGATGACGGGTTCCTTAACTTCTTCTGCTTCTGAATAGACCAACAATACTGCTTGCATACTCATCTTGAATGCCGCTTGCACAGCTCCGAGGACATCTGTGCGGCGCGCGAGGGCGTCGCGATTCGTGAAGAGCCTTCGCTCGAAGAGCTGGTTGTGCAAGCGCACTTCCACATCAAGCGACAAGCCGAGACTATCGAGCGGAGGCGGGCCGATAGGGATGCCTTGCGCCGCCGCCTCGTCCGGTACGCCGTCAGGCAGCAGCACCGCCCACTTGCGCCCCAGATCGTCCTTATATGTCGTCTGCCTCATGCTAAGATCGCCTCACCAACGGAATCACGCGATCCGATAACACGCCGCCATGCATGTACAGCACCGTACTTCGTGCCGAACGGGTTGTCTAGGTCGGCCCGTGAGACGCTCAAGCCTTCTTCGCCCGAGACCGCGAGATCACGCCGCCAATGTTCGATCCAGGCGTGGACGTTGTTGCACTCGCACAGCGGGCGATCCAGAAGAGCCGCTGCGTAGTACGCGACGACGCGCTCCCACTCAGCGGGCATGCCTCGTTCCGGACATGCCATACGCATGTCGCGCAACCCCGCGTAGTACCAGAGCCTGGCGAGGTCAGGTTGGCGAGGGAGCTGCCATCCGAATGGAGTGAACGTCTCTGTCGCAGCATCCCATTCGCCAGGCTGAAACGCAACCATCGAGTTCCTCGGATCACCACGAGCACGAAGACAGCCGGTCTGGACTTGATATGCGCATTGTCCGCACCCTCCGCCGTCGCATGTTCCGCACATCGAGAAGGGTTCCCAGAGAAACGTCGCCTGTTGTGAGGGGTCATTCTCCTTCCTGTAGATGTCTACGGTCGTGAGGAAGTTGGCGTTATCTGTGCCGTCTACTGCGTCCGCGTCGAACGCCTCGTACAGTTCATTGAGAACGGCCAGCTCACGCCGGAACGTGATCGTCGCAACACCCGCCACGATGCTTACATCGACGGGCCTAATCTCAAAGGCATCATCGCCGCCCTCGTTAGGATAGTATGCGTAGACCTCGCACGGATTAGTGAACGAGACGGGCGAGGTTGATGTCGCCGTCTCGAAGTAGCCATCTCCGTCAAGGTCCGTGTAAACGATGGCCGACGCCGCTTCGATGAGCGTCTTGAGCTGAACACCGCCCGAGACGAAGTGCTTCCAATTCGCCTCGACGACCTGCTCGTACCCGCGTATGTCCTTGGAGTTGCTATTCAGTAGCTCGGGCTTGTATGGGCGGATCGTCGGACGCCATTCGTCAACCTCCCAAGACGGGGCGAGGCGGGCGCGCAGATAACGCTCCAGGTCGGCTTCGGCCTGCGCGATAGCGACGGCCAGGTCTTCGCGACCGATACGGTCAGCCGCCTGCCAGGGATGCTGAAGCCACGGCTGCGCACAGACAGTCGGAGGCATGTCAGGGATGATCACTTGCGCCGCGTGTAAGGGGTGTATCCCCATTATTTGAAACCACCTGGCCAGGGAAAGTTTAGTTACGGTGCTCGAGCGCATTTCTCGATCTCCAAAAGCTCCCGCTCGGTAAAGCGGATGACCGGAAGGCCAAACTTCCTCAAAAGAATCTTGTCGCGTCTAGCATCTTTCTTTGTGTCATGCCAATACGCCCCGTCTGCTTCAAACGCCAAGTGATAGGGCGGAGGCAGATAATAGTCTACGACGTAGTAGGAGAACTGCTTTTGGAAAACAGCCTCGGGAAATTCCCCAAGAAGACTCCCCAGAATCCTCTCAAGCCGAGTCGGGGAATTGATCTTATGTATCCCACAACCACAATTGGGGGGAGGGTTCTCAGCATGAAGTTTATGGGAGAAGCTCTGGCGAGCCCTCACTTCAGGGGAATTGTGGGCAGCTTTGATACCCAAACGGTTTTTCTCGCTGAGCGGTTTCCCCTTTCTGAAAAGACTCATCTTCAACCGCGATTCCGGACGATGCTTCCGGCCCGTCATCTTTTCGCGCATTGCCTCTCGTTGCTCTTCTGTCCACTCGTTTGATGGACGACCAGTTTTCCAGGTATGGCGGACGGCCTTGAATTTCTCAATAGATTCCTTCCGATGCTTCCGCCCAGTCCAATAAGCACGATTTCTAGCAGCCAATTTTTCTCGGCGAGGATCATCTGGAGACCACGGTAGTTTCCTCTTATCCGTTCGGGGAGGCATCAGCTTCTCCCCAAGTACCGCTCAGCGAACGGCGCTATGCTCATCGCAGCAAGGACGACGACAGGCTCAGGTCGCCAAGCCTCCCAGACGACCCAAAGCCCCAGCGCCGTCCAGATGCTCACGCACCAGACGCAGCTCAGGAGCGACGGCAACAAGCCGGAGACCTCCCCGTTGCTAGGGACGCCGACGAGCTGCCGCAGGCGCTCGAACACGTCACCTGGCCCGTCTTCATGCACGAGCAGGGACGAGACGCGCCAAGCGGCGAAGCCTACGATAGCAACCTGTTCGATCACTGCCCGCTATCCATCCGAACAAGGGCAGCAGGAGGATCACTACGATACCAATTTCCGTTTGAGTAGTATCGCCACTCCCCCGTCATCACATTTCGAGCGAAGATGCGCCAATCCGTCTTGTTGGAAGTCCACAGCCTTACCATGATCAGATTCACCAGTTTACGGAACATTATCTCCACTCCTTACTCCGCGTCTCCCACAACGAGTTGCGGCGTCGCAGGCATCTGCACCGAGTCAGGCGCGCGCCGGAAGTCGCGATGGCTATCGAAGAAGTTCAGGTCGCCCTCCAGCACGTACTTGATCCTGTTACGCCCGCCGCCGAACACGTAATAGTGTCCGCTCTGTCCGCGATACCGCTTGTTCCCGACAGCCTGACCGATGTACTCGATCAAGATAGCCGACTGTCCCGCCGCGCTCGGCTGATGGCCATTCGCCCCTCCCGAGATAGCCGCTGGTGGGCTCGGCTGCGCAGACGAACTTCGCCCCGAACATGATCTACAACCAGCCAATGTCTCGCCTCCTTCAAAATACTTGCCCCACTTCTTGAGGATGCTCTCCTTGCTTCGCTCGTACTCGGCGTAGTTCTCCTCGCGCCGATAGCCGGTATTCTTTCGATAGACCCAGAGCGGCTGAGGGATCAAGATGCTACATACATTCGCCTCGTAGAGCGCGATCTGGAAGTCCCAATCCTCCCACGCAGGCAGCTTCTCGTCGAAGCCGCCTACCTCGTCCCAAGCCGCTCGCTCGTAAAGCGCCGTTACGGCGTGAAGGCAACCCTTCGTCCGCAAGTGATCCATGAGGCTTTCGGGATGGAACGAGTCCGGCATGAAGATGTTATGCTCACCGTCGGCTTTGGAGTCGTACCAGGCGCTGTACACGGTCGTCTTCGCTGGCGACTGCTCGCGCACGGAGACGAGCTGGCGCAGCGCGTCGGGCTGCAAGTAATCGTCCGCGTCAAGAGGGACGAAGTAGCGCGCTCGCGACGCTGCGATACCCAAATTCCGTGCGGAAGCGACTCCGACGGGAGCGTGTTCAAAGTTTCCTCCGGATAAACCCCTCTCGTCCAGAACAGCAGTTCCTACTCGATTGTTTGGGGCCTCTATCAAGCGTGCCCACGATGGTACGTAAGGAAGTGCTGCGCCCGTATCATTGACGACGATACATTCCCACTGCCGATACGTCTGCGCATCAACACTATCGAGAGCGTCCATGAGAAGGTTCTCATGCCCTGGGCCTACAGGGATGATCACAGCGACGCGAGGCGGATCAAGAGACGACACAGGCGCGTTACCTTCAATGGGAGCGCCAGCGGGCCGCGTCTCAGGGTACTCGCCCCAAGGATACCATGAACCCCAAGGGATCATCTCGACACCGTGGCTGGTCGAATCCGGTCTGTTCCGGTAGATGAGCGTGTCGGCCTCAGTGACCATGCTCGGACGGAAGCCGTAGCTCGCAGCACGCAGCCAGAAGTCCGCATCCTCTGCTGTGCGCCAACGCCGCCGATAGCCTCCTGTCAGCTCCCAGACCTCGCGCCTGTACATCGACGAGTACAGCATCAGGTTGCGCTGCTGCTCGTGCCAGTCGTAGCGATACGCTATCGGCCAGCCGCTATGCCCGAGCGGGCGATCCTGCGCGAAGTTTGAAGCCTCGCCGTTCTCCTCAATGAACATGACGTTCCCGTAAGCAATGTGCAGGTCGCGCCGAGCATCAAGGACTCCCGCGAGAATGTTCGTCGCATTCGGCATGAGCATGTCGTCTGCATCGAGAGGCAAGATGTAACGCCCACGCGCCATGCGCAAGCCAACGTTGTACGCCTCGCTCAAGTAGACGTTCTTCTCGTTGTGTGTGACCTTGAAGCGCGGGTCATCGGCGAACTTATCAGCGATCTCACCGGAGCGATCTGTGCTCGCATCGTCAACGATGATGCACTCCCAATCGTCGTCTTCGAGCCCCTGTACGCTCTTGAGCGCGTCGGGCAGATACTGTTCAAGATTGAAGACACGCACGATGATCGACGTTCGCGGGCCAGCGCTGCGCTCGCGATGCGTCTCCAGCCCTCGTGAGAGCACGCTTACGTAGTCTTGCATGACGCGCTCAGCGTCATAGCGCGCTACGACGCGATATCCCTGCTCAGCAACGTCTGAGCGATTCTCCGTCGCCCAAGCAATGCCCTCGGCAAGACTGTCGATGTCACCAGGCTTCGAGAGCCAGGCGCTCTCGCCGTCCTTGAGGAACTCGCGCTGCCCACCCCAGTCCCAACCCACGACAGGGACGCCGGAGGCGAGCGCTTCAAGCGTCCCGACACCGAAGGTCTCGCGTGTCGTACAGAGATAGACGCCTGCGCGTTCGACGAGCACCTTTGACTCTTCAAACGAGAGACGGCCCGTCACGCGGACGTTCTCTGGAACGGGCTCGCCTTGCGGCCAGAACGTCGTCACGAATTGCTGCTCAGGCATCATCTCGGCGAGCTGCTGCACAGGCTTAGGATCGCACACAGGGTCGGGACGCGTCTTGTTCCAGAGGATGTAGCCTTCACTCTCGCGCGCCCGCCACTCGTCAAGGTCGATACCGTGCGGCACAACATCAACGCGGCGCAGCGTGTGACGGCGTATCGCCTGTGCAACCCACTCTGAGTGCGCTATCACACCGTCGGCGCAACGGATAGTCTCAAGGACGCCTGCGTTCGCCTTAAGCGCCCAATCAGGCCACTCGTACTCAGCCCAATAGAGTCCGTGGCAGTCGGCGATGATGGGCTTGTCCGCGTGCTTGTTGAAGAACGCGGGCTGCTCCAGGATATGAACAACGATCAGGTCAGCCTCGTCGGCATCGTCCACGATCTCGACGCCCAGGCGCGGCAGCCATTTACGCTGCGCATCGACGGCGCGGCGGACGCCCCCATCGCCGGAGTCTTCGCCCCTGAAGAAGGGGGTGATGTATATCTTGAAACTCATGAACAATGAACCTCTACTCTATCCGTAAAGAATACGCGACGGCAGTGCAAGCAGCTCGCGATCCCCGCCGCGAGACAGAACTCTTCGTGCGCCGGATGCGACGAATGCTTGACGTTCACGCCATCACCCCTTCGAGCACAGCGAGCGGCGCATCCTTGACTACTCGCGTCCCAATATGAGCGAACGCATCCCCTCGCGGAGCAATAAGATCAATGGGCCAGGCTATCCCCTCGCGCGCTTCCCGACGATGCGCTACCTCGAACTCCGTCTCGCCCGCGTGTAAGCCTTCGGGCCACAGGCCGACGTTGACTTCGAAGGAGCGTGTCTCCAAGCGCGGCCCGCCGGAGAAGACATGCGGCTCAGGAGAATCGGGGTCGAGCTTCAAATAATGGTGCCCATGCCGATACGCAAACTCCCCGCGCAGCTGCTGCGTGTACCCGATGTACCCCATCCGAATGCAGCCGATGTCTCCGTCCTGAAGCGTCTCGATCATGGGGCCGATGTCGAGCGGGCGCTGAAGCTCCCAGTCATCTTCGAGCGGGAGCAGAATGTCAGCGATGCTGTGCGTGACCATCGTTGAAGCGTTGTAACTCGCACCGTACCCGCGTCTGGCTGTCGTACTAAGGCTCACCTGGTCTTCGCCGAACAAGCTGTGCGCAAGGCTGAGAAGCTCAACGACGTACTCATCCGGATCACCGTCGCTGGCGATGTGGCACCAGATAGGCCAGGGCGAGACAAGATACTTCGCTGCTGCAGCGAGCGTCCGCTTCGCGTAGTCGAGCCGATCGTATGTAAAGAGCGTAAGGCCGACCACGTCTCTCATGGCATCATCCCCCAAGGTGTCACGCATGGCACGGTCAACACTTCAAGCGTCGGATGGAACTCAGCAGGTGCGGAGAGCGGGCGGATGCGGACGTTGTTCACGTTACTTACAGCCTGCCCCAAAGCGAGAAACGTCGGAGGCGAACCATCTGCCTGTCCGGTGAGGCTGACAACATACTGCGTCAATCCCTGACGCTCGACGAACGCCGGACGACATGGAAACAGAAGTGTACCTCCAAGGACAAGACTTGTTGCAGGAAGCAGGCCGTCCAACCCAGGGGGCGAAACATTCGGGTTGATCTCGCTATAGTCGTTCTGTGTCGGATCACCTGGGCTAAAGGGCGGGATAGAATCGACGAACGCGACCGTCAATGCTGACCCCCATACAAAGAAATCATTTGCAATAGAAAGCCCATCCTGCAAGATCGTTCGACCGTTCCCAGTTCCGAGAGTAGGATGAACATACAAACGCAACTGTGCCTGAATTATTCGACGGTTCAACCCGATGCTGCTCGTGTCGAACGTCAAGTAATACGCACGGTAGCGTGCCTCGAAAAACAGCTTGATCTGGCGCGATATGTGAATCCCGGCATCAGATGAAGGATCACTAGAAAACGGAGCAAGAGGGGGCCAGTTACCTGGATCAGTTCCGTCGACTAAGAACCATCCTCCAACCGCATCGTCAGTCGCAACGAACGTATGCCGCTCGATGCCGCGCCCCCACGCGCCGGTCGGAATCTCCAGCGTGGGCGTCGTCACGCTCGCACCTCCGCCGCAGGCTCAACGTCCGCAAGCTCGATGTCGCTGATGTGCCGCCACGAGTGGAGGAGCGCGAGAGCGATATCGGGACCAGGTTGCTGCGCGAACCTCTCGTTATACAGGCGTTCACACTCGAAGGCGTTGACGCGTTCGGCGAACGGACCGTAGGCGTCGAGGAACCGCTTGTGATAGAGAGCGGGCCGGTGCGCGAACGCGAAGTGATGCCGGTCGAGACGAAGGTAATACTCGCCCGTCTCGGAGACGTATTTGACCTGGCCTGTCAGGTCGGGGTGCGCAATGCCGAGGCGCACCATGCCGATGGATTCGTCCGCGAGGAGCAGGCGTACCCAAGGCGTGATGTCGAGAGGCTGCGTCAATTTCCAATCGTCTACGATGTAGAGGGCGAGCGCGCTTCTCAGGAACGCTTGCTTGAACCCAGCATTCAATGACGCTCCGACACCCCGCCGCTCCTGATACGACTTCGACCAGCTATCCCTTCCCCACATGTTGCCTAACGTCTCACAAAGGACTTCACCACCGATGGAACCATCGTCCGCAATGTGCAACCGCAGTTCTCCTTCGTATTTGCAGTTTCGAGACCAAGACGAAATAGCCTCTACCGCACTGGAGAACCGTTCCTTCGCATGTTCTTCAGGGAACCAGGTCGTCGTTACGATAGTTACGTCAGGAAGCATCGCTGCGCCCTCGCTTCGCTGCGGAGCGCAGCTTAGTACGCTCGGCGCGCTTCGCAGGCTTCGCCCTCATACTCGGGAACTCTTCAGGCGGCTCTTCAGCCTTCTCACGCGGTACACGCCCGCGCCAGCCAAGCCCGCGCGCTGCGCCTTGAACGATGAGTCCTTCCGCTTCGAGCGCATCAGCAGTCTGCTTAGGCTCGACGACGGCATCTTGGTCGATGCCGAACTTGCGCGGGTCGCCGTAGTCGTGCATCCAGATGATGCCGCCCTGCTTGAGCTTGGGCAGCCAGGCACGCGCTATCGCCTCGACACCGTATGAAATATCAATGAGGAGCAGGTCAAGTTCGCCGTCGGGAACTTCTGATGCGAGCGCGACGGCGTCCCCAAGTATCGCCCGATGGTCGCCTGTGCGCCCGATGTTCGCGACAGCTTGCTGCATCCACGACAGCTCGACCTCGTTGTTGTCGATGCTGACGATGCGCACCGTCCCAGGCTCGCGCTCGGCGAACACTGCGAGCGCCGTCGTCCCCGCACCCGCGCCTATGTCGGCTACGAGGGCGTTGTCTTTAGGCAAGTGCTTCGCGAGGCGACGTATGCAGTTCACGTCTTGCTCCGTCAGGAAGCCGCGCGATTCGGCGAGTGCGTGTGCGTGACACGTCATCAGATCACCTGCTCTGCGGGCGCGCAAGCCTCGCCATGGTTCTTCAGGAGCCAGTCAACATGCGCCTCGGCCATCGAGAACTCGCCGTCGTCACCCCAGCCCTCGCCCCACGAGTTCACAAACTGAAACTGCTCACCGCTGTAGCCGACACAGAGATAGGCGTGACCTCCGACAAGTTCACCTGACGGAACGACGAGGCCGTCTGTTGGTGTAAACATGCCGTCGAACCATGCCGTACCTAGGACAGCGGGGCCGCGCCGGAGAATCCAGTTCTTCAGAGACGCGGCATCGAAGCACCAGACGTACTCGGCGAGGAAGCCGAGCCCTTGCAAGAACTTCGCGCCCGCTCGGACGCTCGTGCCTTCGTAGGCTTCGCCAGGCCACTCGTCGTGCTGCTGCGCCCACTCGTAGACAAATGCCTCGCTCATGCGCCGTCCCTGCCGGTAGGGGCTCGCTTGGAGCAGCCCCTTCCAGGCGTAGGCGACACACTGCGGCGTCTGCCCTTGATCGAGGACGACACCAGGCCTCCATATCTGCGCCGTGCGCGGTGCGGCAGTCACAGAGGTAAACGCCTTGCTCGACATGAGATGACCGAGGTCGCGTTCGTCGCCCCAACTCCATCTACCAAGACCGTATGGGAAATCAGGCATCTATACTCACTCCTTCCGATACTTCCTGTTTCTGAACTCCTTCGGGCCGTTCACCGTCTTTTCGCTGCAAGCGACTCCAACGCGGCTCGTGCCAGAGCTGCGTCATGAGATCGCGCGTTCCGAGAATCACTCCCTGCCACGGCCCGCGTCCTGCTGTGTCTGTGTCGTCGTGAACGCGGTACCAGTAGAGCGGTTTGCCATCCCCGACCATGACGTAGCGGCCCGCGTCGGGGTTCTTCATCATGATCGAGATGAGCGCAGCGTCAGGCGCTCCGGTCGATGCCTCAATGGGGAACCCACCGCAGCGTCGCCAGAGCGCTTTCGTCACCATCGCAGCATTGCAAGGTGCGTTCTGGTCTTCGCGCTCGTCGCTGTACTGCACTGGCACAGAGAAGTACGTGTGGTCGCGCCCTGCGACATGCTTGTAAGCGCGGATGCACTGCGAGATGCATGTCGGCAAGAGCCTGTCGTCGCTGCCGAGCATGAACACGAGTTCATGCGCAGCGAGCGCGACGCCGATGTTGAACGCCGTCGCTACGCCCAAGTGCCAAGGTGCGTGCCATGTCGTTACTCCTGATCGATACGGCATTCCCTGCATGTCGTCGATCAGGAGAATCTGGCCAACGGGGTACGTCTGTTCGCGCACACTCGCGATGGCTTCGTCGAGCCAGCGGACGTGCTGCGGCTCGGGGCCGACAGGGATAACGACCGTGACGCCTGGGCGCTCTTCGTGCTGCGTTGTCACGTTAGGAGCCTCATCCAGAACGTGTTACGCCCCTGTTCGATACTCTTGCGGATCGCCTTAATGCGCTGTCGCGCGACGAACTTGTACGGCCAGAGCCACCACGGCAACGCATCGACGCGCAGCGCGAGCTTGTCGATAGCCTCACCGAACGTCTCTTCTGGTTCAAACACGATACTTCTTCGCATCCTCGTACAGCGTTCCTCGCAGGCACCAAGGACAGCGAGCTGCACCGCCCTTCGTAGGCTTGTCTGCACCCGTCAATGTGAAGTTACAAGTATTGCAGATCAGCTTCACGCTAAAACCTCCTGCGCCTTGACACGCTGGACGATTTCATCGAGTGATTGCTGCACAGGCGGGAGCAGAATGTCGGGCGTCAACGCACGATTTACACGCGGCTCTGGAACGACCTCGATGCTTACGGGCAAGTCGAGCGCCTCGACAAGATACTCGACCATCCACGCTTTCGTAACGGGCTTCTCAGCGGCGACGTGTACGATGTCTGTCTGGCCACTCTCAGCAAGATCGAGCAGCGCGCTCGCCATGTGCCAGACGGCTGCGCCGTTCCAGCGCGCGTTCATGTATGCCTTCACCGTGCCGCGCGCATCGAGGAGCCAGCGCAAGAAGCCGTGGCGCAAGCCGATGAAGCTCCCGCGCACTACGAGATTTCTGGGAGCAGCTAGGACAGCCAGCTCGCCGAGGCGCTTACTTGCGCCGTAGATGTCAACGGGGCCAGGCGTATCGTCTGTCTCGTAAGAGAACGCCGCGCCGATACCTCCGGAGAATACGCAGTCGGTAGACATATGGACAAGGCGCGTTTTCCGCGCATGCGCAGCACGCATCAACACCGCAACACCGAGGGCGTTGACTTCAATTAAAGATTCGACCTCTTCACTATGCATCGCCGTGTTGCCTGCGCAGTTGATGATCACGTCAAGCCCTTGAGGAAGATCGGCTTGACTAAACTCCTCGTCAAGACGAACATGAGAGGTAAGCACCTCATGTCCGCGCTCGCGCGCCTGCATAAGCACTTCCGAGCCGAGCATCCCCGATGCGCCCAGCAAAAGTATCTTCACTTCCCGTTCCTGTCTACGCTGGCTTGCTGATACACCTGCCAGCCGCCTAGCGCGAAGATGCCCGTGAGCGCCGTGAAGATGATCTCAGGCGCATCGGTGAACAGACTAGGCTCAGCGACGGAGACGCCGATGATCAAGCCGACCGCCGACATCTGCGCCGCAATCGCGCCGATGAGCTTGCGTGACGTGAGGTTTCCCGTGTCTGTTGCTCCTGTCGGTGTCGTCATGGCGTCCTCCCAACGATACTCAACTCTTGCACGTTCGTTGATCTTAGCGATACTAGCGCGCTCTTCATCCGTCGGCTCGAATCCTATCGTCATATCGTCCTCGCGTCCTCGATCATTGCGGCCATCTCCTGCGACTCGATCCAGCGCGCAGGCGAGTGGCTGCTGTACGTCATGGGCTTGCTCTGCTGCGCCGACATTGCAGGCTGGACGATGAAGTAGTCCCCTCTGTCGAGCGTCTTCGTCGCCTCTTGATAGTGAATCAGCGTCTCGTGCATCTTCTCGCCTGGACGGATTCCGATCTCGTCGATAGGCGCTTCGCCCGCGATGAGGCGCGCCAAGTCGATGACTTTCATAGCCGGTACGCGCGGCACGAACACCGCGCCAGGGAACATCTCCATCTGCGAGAGCGCGAGGAGTACAGCATCGACGGCCTGCTCGGGGCTCATCCAGAAGCGCGTCATTTCAGGACTCGTGATGCCGAGACGCCCGTTGCGTGCGAGCTGATCACGGAACACGGGGACGATGCTGCCCGTGCTCCCGACGACGTTCCCATAGCGGACGCTCCCAAAGAGCATGTGCTCCTCCCAGGAGTTCGCCTCAGCGAAGAGCCGCTCGCCCAGAGCCTTCGTCATCCCGTAGACGTTCACGGGCTGGCAGGCCTTATCCGTAGAGATGAGGAGCGTCCGCTTGACACGGCACCACGCCGCTGCGCGGGCGACGTTGCGCGCCCCGTCTACGTTGACCTTCGCGCACCACCAGGCGTTACGCTCCGCCTCGGGAATGAACTTCACCGCCGCCGTGTGGATCGCAACGTCGCACCCCGTCATGAGCGTCTGGAGTGCCTGGTAGTCGCGCACGTCTCCGAGGTAACACTCGACACGCTCACGCCCGTACTGCTGCGAGAGCTTCCACTGCTTCTCTTCGTCGCGCGAGTACACAAGGAACGTACACGGCCACTGCTCACGCTCAGCGCGCCGGATGATCGCTCTGCCGAGGAACCCCGCACCGCCCGTCAGGAAGACGCGCCCTTCGAGAGGCTTAAGCTCGGGAGCGGGGCGTTGTGAACCAACGGGCTGCTGCGCATAAGTCGGGATATGCAACAACCCACCCTCCGCAGCTGTTGACTGATCAGGAATCTTCGTCGTTACCATATCCTGCATCCTTGCTTTCTGATTGGGGGCTTGAGCGCGCCATGCCAGCAAGACTCAACACGCCCAAGCCCCCTCTCTGCATCCTTCCCCACGCCTGCCTCTCCCAGGTTAACCCCGAACAAGCGCGAGGTGATTGCCTCCTGTTAGTCGTTCCAGTGCGCGTGCAGGCTCGGGCCAGGCCGCGACACGCGCCCGCCGTCCGAGAAGTACGGGTCGTCAGGGAATGCATCGCGGATGTGCTGCACGGGGCAGTACACCACGTTCTGCAACCGAGACGCCAACCACGGCGTTCGCAAGACGATACGAGGCTCGATCTTCGACTCGATCTGGAAGCACCCGCGCGTCTGCACCGGCCACGAGATAAATGCGCCTTCGATCATGCCCAGGATCATCTTCCCGAGCGCGTCCTGCACCGCAGGGTTCGCGTACTGGAAGTACTCCAGGAACAAGACCGAACGCCCACCGACGACGGACATCGGGAGCAGGTAGATGTCGCTCGCGAAGCAGCCGGAGGGGACGTTGGCGTTGGTCGTGTTGCTGTCTTCAGGAATGCCGTCGTCAAAGATGACTTCGATCTGTACGCCATCGATGAGCAGGTAGCGCCCTTGCCGCATGGCGTCGCGCATCTTGATCTGCTCGTCACCCGATATGAAGACACGCTCGTTCCCGCTCGCTGTCGTCTGGCAGCGGTTGGTCAGGTACGAACACGGCCACACGGCGGACAGCTCATAGAAGAGCTGCTCCCGCATCGCCATCACCCAACGCACAGGCATCATGCCCGAGCGCTCGGCTCGCGTCTTCACTTGGTACCACATGTCGGTCACTGCGCGGACGATGTTCGTCCCCGCAGGCGCTACGTCGAGACGCCCGAAGTTGAAGTTCGAGATGTAGCTGTCCACCGCAGGACACGCCACGCCCGACTGCGCGTCCACATAGCCCGTCGAGACAAGGGACTCGAAGCCCGCGAACTCGCGGTACGCATCGCCCACGTTATTGGCGGGGTTGGCGATCCAGAGCTGCCTCGCGAGCAGCCGGTGGAACGTGACGTTACGCTCCCACAGCCGCTTGCTCAGCTCGTTCGTAAGCAGGTCGGTCGGCGTGTCCAGCCCGCCCATCGCTGCGCCGAACACACCGCCCTCAGCGAGAGGCGTCCCGACGAGCATCAAGTCCATCGGGTCGGCTCGGTCTACGCGCTGGCCGATGCGGTCGAGCTCCAGCTCAGCCGTCTGCCGCTTGAACCGCCCGAACGGCGCAGTCGTGATGCACGACTTAAGCGCGCCTGCGACGGGGCCGGGATCACAGATCGCTCCGGGCTCCGTGCCCGTCTCGTCCGTGACGCCCGTGAGCGTCTCGTAGGTCGGGTTCATGTAGAGCGAGGGGACTGCGGGCAGTTGGCCCAACAGCGACCTCGGCCCCATGACCGTATGGAACATGACAGGATCGACGCCTGGGAAGGCGAGGAGTCCGCCAGGCCCGTGCATATACCCGATGGTCGTTGGAGAACCCGGAGCGTCGTGCTTGAGACCGAGACGCACCGAGAGTTCTTTCGTCAACGCATCGAGCACTGGTGCTTCTTGTGCTGTCACCACAGCGTTGTCACCTCCTTGTGAATTGCGTTAGCTTTCGTGCCGTGCTCTAAATGTCGTTGACTGATTATCGGTGCGTATGTTTCTCTCAGCTGTGTGTGTTACTGCGCGACGTGGCCCTCGGCGACCATCTCCACGTACTTTCGGGCGGGGTTGACAGGACGGCCCTCACCGTCGCCTGGGTCGTCCTTCGTCATCTCCTTGCCCGTCTTGTCGTCGACAAGGTTGTCGGGAGAGTCGCTCGGACGAGTGCCGTTCGTCGGCGCGATCTTCGGCTTCATCGCGTCAGCAACCTTCTCATCCATGCTCTTGCTCAGCTCAGCCATGCGAGCCTCCAACGGAGCAAGACGCTCGTCGAGCGTGGCCGTGATGGCCTTCTGCACGGTCTCAGCTACTGCCGCTGCCATCGCCTTACCCGCTTCCTCACCGTCCCCTCCACCGCCACCGTCACCTGCGCCAGCTCCTGCGTCTGCGCTGTCACCGCCAGCACCTGCCGAGCTAGCACCCTTGTCGTCGCCGTCCCCGTCGTCATCGTCGTCTCCGTCACCGTTCCCGTTACCACCACCGCCGTCGTCATGCTTGGCCGCGAGCACATCACCGAGCGCCTTATAGGTGATGCCCGCTGCCTCCAAGTCCTTGCTGAGCGTCGCGACGCTCCCTTCGATCTTCGTCGTCTTCTCCTCACCGAAGATTTCGACGAACGCTTCGCGCATCTGGGCATCCAGACCCATCTGCTTCACCTCCTGTTCAAACTCCACGCCGAACGATGTCCAGGGGTTGGCGCAGCGTCGGCGCGGTAGAACGCTGACCTCCCGTGTCCGATACTTGTAGTACACTCCGTCCCGCAGGTCGTCTGTCGAATACACGAACCCGTGCGACATGCCGAGAGGCTCGGAGAACTGGGCGAGGCGCTCCGCTTCCTTCTCCATCCCCGCGTCGAATGTCCCACTCGTGATCACGAACCCGTCCGCATATGCCCAAAGATCAACCTGACCGAGCCGCGAGCCAGGCACATGCCAGACACGCAGCTCGGGGCACTCATCGGGGTTCTCCTTCAGATAGTGCTCGAACTCCCGATGTGCCGACTCCGAGAGGATTTCGTTCTCGCGGTCTTCGTAGCGGTTCGTCGTGAGCGCGAGGAAGCGATCACGCCCGTCCGCGCCCTTCAAGACGTAGAAAGCGCTCGCCGCGTTGTCAACGTCCTCGATAGTCTTCACAGCCATGAGACGCTTCTTAAGCGCCGCCTTCTGCGCTGGCGTCGCTCCGCTGATCTTCCCGATAGCCGCACTGATGCGCGCCGTTACGCTAGCCTTGCTGTTACCGAGCGTGACGCGATTCCCTCGAAAGCCGCTCGGCTGCATTGCCGTGATAGCGCGCCCCACCTGAGCGACAGTGAAGTTCCCGCTGCGTGTCTCAGCGAGCCGGAGCTTCCACGTCGAAGGCTTCGCCGCATCGGGCACATCGGCGTAGTCGCTAGCCTTGAAGTCCGCACCGGCCTCGCGCTTCGTCTCTTGCTTCTCACCGCCGAGGAACCCGCGCACACGGTCGAGCAGGCCATCGTCCTTCGCCGCATCCGGCCCCGCCTCGATTCGAGAGACGAGATCGGCGACAGCGGAGCGAGTCAGCCCCGCCTTCTGATCAATAGTCACCTCGGGATCGTCGCTCTTCCAGATGTTGTCCCAGATGTCATCGAATCGGCGCTTCAGATACCAGACATTATCACTAATCTGGCTTGCTTCGAGAAATGCCTCTACCTCGTCAAACGAGACCGCGCCGCCGTAGGGACGATACGGCATCGAGGGGCCGCACTCGTATGCCATGTCCCCGTCCTTCTCAGCCCATGTGAGCAGGCGCGATGTCTCGCAGGACTTACAGGCGAACTCCTTCTCGCCCTGTTCGACCTCGACCGTTGCCCCGCACGGACATTGAACTGGTACGTTCTTCGCCATGCCCACCTCCTTCACTGCGGCATTCGCGATACGAAACGCCTTACCCTCGTCCTGATCTTTACTATAAGAACCATTGAACGCTCCGACCCACTGACGGCGCTTTGCGAGTGGGAGCTTCTCGATGCTCGCGGGGAGCTTCGGATCTGCGGGGCCGGAGTAGGGCATCAGCTTTCCTTTCGGGAGATCTGCTCTTCGACCGAGACCTCAACCTCATCCCCATTGAGAATCCTTGTCGTCACAGCCGTCAGCTCGCGTAAGAAGTTCCCTCCCGCGCTGCCGCACATCGGGCAGATAACGAGTCTCTCGCGGCAGCCCAACGGGACGCTGTAGCGCGCTCGCTGGCAGAGCCAGAAGTGCTGATGATCGAGGAGCTCTCGGCGGAGGATTTCGGCCAACGGTGCAGAATCCTTTCTCTCAGCCTCAATTATGCGCCCCGCGCTCCATACTTGTAAAGGCGCTCACCTTCGCTTCCTCATGGCCTGACGAATGCGCGGCCTGTAAACGCGCCACTGGCGCTTGCCCACGTCCGTCACGCTCGGCCAGCCCAAACGCTTGAAGAGTGCACGCTGCTTCTTCCCGCTACCCTTCGTCGGCCCCTCGACCCAGACGGCATAAGGCTTGTTGTTCCCGATGCGCCCTACGATATCGAGCCCGCGCCGCTTCGGTACTTCCACCTTCCACCTTCGCCCCAGCTCACCCGTCCGCCGATAGCGCCCGCTGCGCTGCGGAGGGTAGTTCTGTAGCTCGTTCTGCGCCGCGTACAGAAAGCTACCGAGCAGGACAGTCGCCTCCACAAGACCGCGTTCGATGTTCTTGAACGGGTCGCGCTTGGGCAGGATGGGCTTGAAGGTGAAGCTGACGTTAGCCATTGTCCCCTCGCGGCGCAGAGCCAGGGGCAAGCCAGAGACCCAACCAAATGACGACAGCAGGCCATTTCTCTTGCAGAAGCGGCCCCGCCATCCGGCACCTCAACCTCCAGAACTTGAGACGCATCTGTTACGGCCTGTCCTCCGGCGTCCCCGCTGTGATGTTCACGATGGCCGCATCGCCAGCAACAACCTCAATGTCGAGCGTGCCAGTCTGCTCGGCAACACCTTCACCCAAATCGGCGTCTACAACCGCCGTGATGATGGCCGTTCCGAGACCAGGGCCAGGAACCGTCACCGCGAGGCCGCTCGTGTCCACCGTCACGAGCGACGGATCGCTCGACGACCACACCGGCGCGCCGTCCGCTGTGACGGGGTTGCCATCTCTGTCCGTCAGCTCGACCGCGAGCTGCACCTGCTGTCCGTCCTTGAGAATGAATGCCATTGCGTTGTGCCTCCTTGTTGTGAACTACTCGTGCCGATCTTCTACAGGGCCGCGTACTACTATGTCAACTCGCGCACAATCGCTACCGCCTTTCTTCTTGTCAACGAACGCAAGGATCAAGATCACGCCCCACAGGAACAGCGTGATCATGAACATCGTCACGCCGAGAATGAGGCCGGTTAGGAGAATTGCTTCAGCGTCGATCACCGGAACCTCCAAATGTACACGGGCACGAGCGCACCGAACAAGCCGGAGCTGATACCGATACGAATACCCGCAGCCATCTTCGGCGTGAGCACGTCCATGTTGAGAAGCCGCAGCAGCGCCGCGACGAAGATTCCCGCCGACGAGACCGTAACCGCCACAACGAGTGGCCCGAACAGAAGACGACCTGCGCGGGGATGCACATCGGAGCATAGCATGTCTACGGCCAGGAGCGCAGCCAGCGCAACCCAGGCGACGAACGTTGCGCCGTAAGCTATCGTCTCAGGAAGAAGGCTACTCATAGTGAGCCTCCGTAACGCCTCTCACGGTCATGTATTCCATTCAGCTCCGCCAGTTCGTTCATCAGCCGCGCCGCATCTTCCTGCGCCTTGATCGCGCGTATCTTGTCGCCGTCGTCGCCGTCCTGACAGTGACAATCCGCGTTGCGCCGGAAGAGGTTACGAAGGGGCTGGAGTGAGATCATGGAGCACCTGGCCTTCCCATATGCAGCAAGAGCAGATCGTAGAGGTTCTTCGTTGTCGAGGTGACTCCTTCGAGCGCCGACGTAAGCTGCCTTCGCTCCTCACGATGCGCTTCGCGCTCCTCACGCATGGCTTTCTGGGACTGCGTAAAGATCAAGCTGACAAGGCCGAGCGCGGCGAGGGCGACGGCTGCTGCGCCACTAGCTTCGGCTGGGCCGATCTGAAGAAGAGGGATCACTTCTTCAGCTGCTCCCGTAGTTGAGAAAACGGAGTCAAAAGAACCTGCGCAAGCGCACCTGTTGGGGGAAACCCTCGAATGACCCTAACCTTCTTCGGCATCTTCACCCTTCCAGTTCTAGAAAAATGCTGTTCCCCTCACGGCGCACTTCAACAATAGTAAATCTTCCGGCGGAAACTACCTCCCGCTCTCGATACCTAGGGTCACTTCTTCGAAGACTTGATTGAACATCATAGCCGCGACTATTCCTGACTGATATATGAACCTCAACCGGCCTCCCGCTAGGATCCGCTTGTCTCATACGTTGAGCAAAGCCACGCCCAACCTTTGCATCCTTCGAGAATGATGTGAGAGGAAGAGTGTATGACTGGCCTTTCTGATACGCAAGAAGATTACTTGCGTCCTGTTCGGAAACTGCCATTCCCCTGAAAAGCGTTTTCCAACGTGGCCCTTCGGAAATGGCATTATGAAGAGAGGCAGCTTGACGATGAATATCGGGGTCGAACGCCTTAGGATTCTCGAAGAGAAGCTGCGAATGTCTTTGCATATCCCTCGACACCGAACTGCTCGATGACCAGAACTCAGCAGCTTCTTTCCGTTCTTTCTCTGTGCCGACGGTAGAGAATGTTGGTATGTCATCATCTACGACTGCTCTCGTAAGTACAGGTTCGCATCCCTCTTGCTTCGCACGTGCCCCTTCAAGCGTCGGAGGACACACAACAGGCGCAAGCCAGCACCGGCAGCTCGGATGAAGAGGGGGAACGAACTCCTCTGCGCCGAGAGCGTAACGCTGGCCGAGCAGCGCAGAGCAGCGCCCTTCGACACGCTCATCGTTCGCCGTGCGCCATTCGACCGTCTCGACGATACCGGAGCTGGCGTAGGCGCGCCTGTTGCCTTCGGCATAGAGCCTCGTGGTCTCGGTAGTGGCGATGACCTTCGCCCGCGCTTGTCCGAAGAGCGGAGCGATCTTCTGCTCAAGGTCGCGCAGCCGCCCGCCAGTGGCGATATGCTCGCTGAGGGCGCTACGAAGCTGACGCTGCGTCGTGCTGGAGAACTGCTCCCACCACTCGCCTCCGTACTCCTGAGCGAGAGCGAGAGCCTCTTGATGCACAAGCTCGAAATCCACGGGAAGGCCGAGTTGCGCCGCCTGCGTCGCGCCCTGTTCGAGGAGCGCCAGCGCCGATGTCTCGACCTGCGCTAGCTCAGCAGTGCGCGCAGCCTCCCACCAAGCAGGGTCGCCGAAGGCGTTCATGTCCTTCTGAGCAGCGAGCACTGGGTCAGAGCGTAGCTCAGCGCGGACGCGACGCCACAGGCCCGCGAATCCCTTCGCGAGCATCGTGGCGTAAGCCTCCTCAGCCGCGCGCCATTCGTCCTCGAACGGGCCAGCGGGCGGAGGTGCATCGTAGTCGCCTTCGGGAATGCCCTGCGCCTTCTCGCCCGTGAGCAAGACCTCACCAACAGGCTCATTCTTTCCGAACAGGGTCAGCGAAGAGATTGTCACGGGCGTCGGCTCAAGGCGCTGCACAGGCATCTTCGTCGCGCCAGGCTTGAGATACGCGAGCGTCACATGCGGCGTAAATCCATGGTCGTTCGCGTAGACGACGCCGCGCTCGCGCAACTCGTAGACCAGAGCCTCGCGCAGCCGCGTCAACTCGGGTACGTCGATAAGCGCAATAACCGCATCGCCGTCG